TTAGCAGGCGTGCAGGGTTTTACTCCTTATCGCTGCACGCTTGCTTCACATTATGGAAGAGAATAAAGATATAATACAAGGCGAACCAATCTATTATGCTCACATATTGAGCCCTCGTTTCAAAGAATTATTATTTGTGCCGATTTCGGATGCCCATTATGGCAATCCTTTATTCAGCAAGAAACACTTTATACAGACTAGAGACTTTATCAAGGACACTCCTAACACTTACACGATGTGTAATGGTGATTTGTGTGAGTCAACCTTGCGAACATCTAAAGGGGAGATATACAAACAGGTAGGTTCGCCACAAGACCAACGGGATGCCATGATAGAGATGCTGATGCCGATAAAAGACAAGATACTAGGCATGACTATCGGCAACCACGAACTCAGGATTAAGAACGAAGTTGGGATAGATATTTGCCAGGATATAGCCAAAGCACTCGGAGTGCCATATCGTGCAGAGGGTATTTTACTAAAGATAAGTTTTGGGAATTACAATTCAAGGACTAAAAGAAAGCCTTTTACATATTGGGGTTATGCTACTCATGGTTATGGTGGAGCTAGAACGGCTGCTGCTAAAGCGGTAAAGGTAGAGCGAGCATCAACTTTCATTCATGCAGATTTCTATTTAATGTCGCATGACCATCTGGTAAATGCTGCTCCGGTAGTTTACTTGATGCCTGACCCTAGAAATCACATTGACCCTGTATCTGGGTTCGCTATAGGGAAAGTGACAGCACATCGTAAAATGCTTATTAAGACTAATGCTTATCTGAAATGGGGAGGATATTCAGAAATCGGGGGATTCTCTCCTAGTGATTTAGAGACACCGATTATAAAATTAGCAGGTGTTGGTAAACCTAAAGTAAAGGTGGAAATATAATGGATATTGTATTAGTAGAATGGAATGATGCTCAAGAAGAAACAGGGGTATTATCACGCTCCGCTGTTAAACAACAGGGATGTATTCTAGGCTTGACGGTAGGATTTCTTGTAGAAAAGACGGGGGATAACATTAAGGTTTCATCAACTTGCTTTGATTATAACAATGTTGGTGAGCATTTCAGGTCAACTTGGACAATACCAATGGGATGTGTAAAGAAGATTAGAAAACTGGGCAAAGTATGAGGTGAGAATGGTTTATTATGTATATTACATCCTAATTACAACTCGCTATTGGATTGATACTGCGGGCGATTTACACATAGCATAAAGGGCTTGCCAGGTAAGAGGAACGGGAACACATCTCATAAGAACTGTGAAAACGGACAAAAGAGGAAAACCTCTGTGAAAATGAGCTGGCAAGATGCTTGCGTCAGGACTATCTTACTTAGGTAAGTCGGCAAGCAAAAGGGTGAGGGTGCAATGGGCAAGTTAAATGGTGATGTTGCCTTTAGTTCACCAGCCTTCACCCTTTCACCAAACGCTAAAACAAAGGGATTTAATGAAACAGAAATTGCCGATAAGTTGCCGATAATATTTAGGGAGCGCATAGCGTAAAGCTATGAGGGAAGCCCGTTCGCCAGTTAAGAGGCTTGGAGGGTATAAGAGGCGATTAACAATCTATGGCTTGCTCTCTGCTTTGGCGATTGCCTTCTCTGATAGTTCTGCACATTTTTGTAAAATCGCATCTATATCTGCACCACTATCAAGTGGTCGCATTGCTATTAGTTCATCCCAAGCTATCAGTGCCTCATACATATCTGGTGCTGCCGATATGAGGTTGGCATTGGCAGTTGCTTCAGCCATATCCTCAGAACCTCGTTCTAAGCGACAAACAGCGATGATTCTATTTGGTCTATTAGGTTTGTCCTTAATTATAACCGCAGGTGCAAAGGGCGATTCATAAACTGTCCATTCCCCTTTAGTAAACATTATTCACCTCCTGTTCTTTAATTATGGCCTTGAGATAATCTTGCCTGTTTTATCAAACACAGTTCCACATTTCCTACACCACCAGGAGTTTGATGTCTTGTTGTAAAGGATATATCTTGACTCACAATTAGGACATTGCAGTTGCTTTAGACAATTTTTCTTTGAGTTGTTTGTTTTCACTTTCTAACCTCCTAATATGATTTTCCAGAATAGTTATTTGTTTATGCCTATCATCGGTAACCAATTGCAAATTCTCAGGATAGCGGTTGTCTGCCTTATCTTCCCTTGGTTGAATCTTAACTTTTGTCATTCTCCTTTACCTCCTTTATTTGATAGCTTAACCTCTGAATACTGAGCGGATAAAATTTCCACGCCGGTTAACTTTTTATACCGCCTTGATGTTTCTTTAAAATTTTTAAGAGCAGCCAGAATTTCTAACCGGTTTGCATTTTTGAAGTGGAGAATATCTAGCCAACCTCCATTGCTTAGCTGACTTGTAAGGTATATGTAGAGTGTTTGATTGTGCTTATAAGCCCTTTTATATCCCCACCGAGGTGATAAGTAAGTGTAACTTCCAGTTCCACCTTTGTATAATTTACCTGTTAAATCCTCGTATTCTATTAAGGTATAAGGTTTTCTTTTAGTCATTTCCTTTACTTCCTTTAACTTGCTATACTCACATTATCACACACTCACACTCTTGTCAATACCCTAAACTGTGTCTGACTCAGGCGTAGCTTATAGCTAAATAGAAAATTTGCAATTTAAGTATAGTTCGTGTGTGAAACCAAGCCATACTGTGTCAATTTCGTATCTATTCTAGCTGAAAGAGAATACTCAACTTAATGGAGCATCAAGTTAATTTCTTACATAAACTACAAGAATACTAATGATATTACTATGGTGGGGATGCGGGGTTGGGTGGGGATAATAAGGGTTATTAACTTAAGGTGAGGTAATTATTATATCTACAAGTGAAGTTATTAAGAGACGTGTTGGTAGACCAAGAAAGCACACAACACAATTAAAGGATGCTTTATTAGACTTACAAGACGACATTCCAAGCATAATCAAGCAATTAAAGCGATTAGCTTATGGTGAGCCTGTTATATGTCCCAAATGTGGTGAAAGTGTAGGAATCAACAAAATTGATAGGGATGCTGCCATATATTTGATAGACCGGGTGTTGGGCAAGCCCAAGCAAGTCTCTGAGGTGGATGTAACACAGAGGATAGAGCTAACAGCGGACCAATGTGCAGCCCTCTTGTTAAGAGCAAAGGCAGCGGAGCAGGCAATACCAGGTGAATATAAGTTACTAGAGGACAGCAGTTCTAAAGAACAGGCGTGATTAGCTTTGCATTTCTAGTTCGCATAAGGCTTATTTTGCGAACCAACAAGGTCTAACAGGGTATCACGGTAGGTCTAACATTGTTTCTGGTAATACCCTGGTTGCAGGCGAAGCGTGAAACGAAAACCCAAAGGGGTGCCTCTTTAATTTAATGATAATGTCGTTCACGCAACTGCCAGTCAAAAATCCGAAATTATATAAGAAAGGAGGTGAAAATGCACGAGCACGATGAATGTGAGCACGAACTAAGGTATTGCAAGAAGTGTGATGTAGTTTACTGCATCAAGTGTAAGAGGGAATGGTATGGGCATCAATCTTACGTGTATCCCTATGTGTACCCTACTTATCCTTATGTCCCCACTATCACGTGGATTACTAATCCTATTACCTATACCTGTTCACGCTAGAAAATAATAGAAAGGAGGTTTAATGAACACAATGAGATACGATGGTAAAACATACTGTCCTAGTGTTGCTGATGACCATACTGGCAATCCATTCTATATAGACGAAGAGAAGCAAATGTATTTAGGAAGACCGTTAAAGTTTTGGATGGATAAAGCAGACAAGACACTGGAAAGGTTTGCATTACCTATGGAGTTACTATTTCCCCTTAAAAAACGCTAACAGCTCAACGATTCAGTCTAAGCACATATAAAACATCAAAGGAGGCTAAAAATGTATAAAGACGATTTAGCTTATTATGCAGGTTTCTTTGATGGTGAGGGAAGCATAATGATTACACATCGCACAAAGAAACATTACCATACTTTAGAGATAAGGATTACTAATACTAATTACCAAGTCTTAAAGCAATTTGAAGATTGTTTTGGTGGTGGTGTCTATAAAGGGAGTGTAATAAATTGGAGATATAAACCTAGATGGCAATGGTGCATTTCTGCAAGCAAAGCACTTGCTTTTCTGAAACTCATCTATCCTTACTTGCGGTTAAAGAAGAAAGAAGCTGAAACAGCAATTGAGTTTCAAGAGGGTAGAAAACAAGGGGAACAGAGTGTGGAGAAACATCGTAAGGAACACTTCCAGTATTTAAGAATGAAGGAATTGAAACATGCCATATAAAGACAAAGAGAAGCAGAAGGAAACCACTTTAGAACGAGTAAGGCGTTACAGGGAAAAGCAAAAAGGCGTTACATCGGAGGGCGTTACAACAAAAGGCGTTACCGAAAAGACGCCACAAGAGAGGGCGAGGGAGATACTGCCAGCGGAGAGGTTTAAGTTAGTTGAGCATTTGGTCAAGAAGTACAACGAACCAGAGAGGTATGAGCGGGCGATTTCGTACCGTGAATGGGAGTTAGGGAAGGTGGAGGATATACCTCATATCGTGAGTGTATTAACCGAGCCGAAAAGTCGGCGAATGCTGGAATATCTGAGTTTAGAATTTAACAGGAAGGGGTTAGCGGACAATGTATGGTATGGGGTAGGCGGCCCCGACTTTGAGACGGTGGGGGAACTTTTAGAGGTGACGAGATAAAGGAGGTAAAAATGAGAAAGTGGATTTTGTATGGTTTTGGGGTATGGGTAATAGTGGGGATTGCTTTAATGGTAACTGCCATTTTGGGTGATTTTATTTCTTGGTTAGCTTATATGTTTATTACTGGTCTAATTATTATTCCCGTCACCTGCGAAATAGCAGATATGAAAAATGGATAGTGATATGGATTTAGAAAAGAAACAAGAGATGGAAGAAGCAGAAGCTAACTTTGAGGTAGCTCAGAAAGCTCTTGAAAAGGCAGAGCGTGACCTCGTATGGACTGTTTATTGGGCTGAGTATGCAATCGAGCATCGGAATTGAAAGGAGGTGTAAATGATTAAATGTGGGATATGTTGGAGGGAAGGTTTCCATTTAGGGATTTTACTTGCAGCGTTCTATACCAATGCAATGTTGTGGATAGACTTAGGGAAGATAGAGTTTTGGGTAAATATACAAAGAAAATAATGGAAGAAGTAGATTTTATTATTAGGGCATTAAAGAGAGTAACACAAGATTGGTGGTATTTTCCTGATTATGAATTTATCTACATCGAACACAGGAATTGAAGTTCAAGAGCAGCTTAATGAATATGTGGAGGCTATATCCGACCCGTATAAGTTCTTCTCCTATGTGAAGATACTTGACTCAACATCTAACACCGTCATTCCTTACGAGATGTGGGAGCATCTGAGATATTTCATCTGGGCAGTATATTCCCATTCGTTAGTTATAGTCCTAAAGCCGAAGCAGGTGGGAATATCGTGGACTCTGGCGGCGATTGCGCAGCATTGGTGTTACAAATTAGGAGCTAATGTTTTACTTTTATCACACGGGAAAGACGAAGCGGCTGACCTATTAGCGAAGTCAAGAACGATTTATCAATACCTGCCTAAATTTCTACAACAGGAAACAGAACATGATGGTATTTTCTTACTTTCTTTCAAGGATAAACATTCCAGGATTTTGAGTCTTCCCTCTACAGAAGATGCTGGTATTGGACAAACAGCATCTTTAGTTATCTGCGATGAGAACGAGTTTCACGAATATGCTCGTGAAAACTACGCTGCTATAAAACCGACAATAGACGCTGGCGGACATTTGGTTGTTGTATCTACAGTTGACAAGACAAATGTTGACAGTCATTTCAAGACCTTATGGAGACTGGCGAGAAGCGGGGACAGTAGTTTCTTCCCGATATTCTTTCCTTATGATGTTCGCCCTGGGAGAGACGAGGAATGGTATGAGCGGACAAAGAGGGACTATCCTCTTGTCTGGCAATTCGAGGAAAACTACCCCAAGACTGAAGAAGAGGCGTTAAGCCCACTTACCGGTAGGAGTGTTTTTGACAGGCAAGTTCTGTCAGATATGTTACTTAAAGTGAGCGAGCCTTTAGAAGTCAGGCAGGGGGCGATAAATATCTACCAAAGGTCGAAAGTCGGAACTCATTATATTGCCGGCGTGGACATAGCAGAAGGAAGGGGTGGCGATTATTCTGTCCTGTATATCGAGGGGCAGGAAGGACTTCAAAGAGGGTTGGTTGCCGTTATCTATTCCAACCAGATTTCAGTTGATTTGTTCGCCTATATGTCTTATGAACTGTTGACGGAGTATTTCAATCCTACGGTTATCGGCGGTGCTGATGCCTTCGGGAATACCTTTTTGAATTACCTTGTTAATTTGGGATACTCAAAAGATAGGATTTATTCCAGCGACAAGAAGAAAGAGAAGTTAGGTTATCAAGAGACGGAATACACCCAGCAGAAGGATGTTCTCGAACTCGAAAGGACAATAAGAGCGGGGTTGAAAGTCCCGTTCAAGCCTGCGGTTCTGGAGATGTTCGCCTATCAGTGGGCAGACGAAAAAGGGAAGTCAAAAGCTGAGCCTGCTAAAGGGGCTCACAATGACATTATAATGGCAATGGTCAAGAGTAATTTCGGTTTTAATTATGTTTCGCCAATGATAGGAAGTTTGCCGATTATTAGGTTGGCAGGCAAGCCGACCAAAAAAACATTTAGTATGACATGAGGAGAAAATGAACGGGATAACAGAAACTAAACTAATTGATAAGAGAACACAATGGGTTGACTATTATCAGACATTAAAGAACCAGCAAAAAGAAAACCTGTCTTTTTATGAACTGGACTATGATGCCAACATCCCGACTGGATTGGGATATGAGCAGAAGACACCCTCGACAGCACGGGATTGGGTGGACTTCGGCATTATGCACTATACATTGGACAACCCACGAGCCATCGTCACGCCGTTAAGAAGTAGCGAAGCATCAAGAGAGCAGTCTACTATGCTAGAGGACTTCGACAACTACTGGCTCTCTCGGATGATATTAGAAATAAAGGCAAACGCCAAGAAACTGTTAAGTATGGGGGAATGCTTTTTCAAATTGACTGTTGACGACAAGTATTACGGCATTAAGACGACTGACATGAAGCCTGATGAATTTAAGGAATTTGAGGCAAAAAGGGCTTTATTCTTCCCTTTGAAGATAGAATACCCCGACCCGATAAATGTCTTCCCGTCTCCTGCAGGGAGAGGATTCTGGCATCCTGAAGTAATCGAATATTATGAGATGACGGTTGCTCAGGCAGAGGAGATGTGTGAGAGGAACGAGTGGAAGTGGAAGTCGGAAAAGAAGTCAACAGACCTTGTGAAATTCACCTCTTATTACAGCGATTCAGAAAGATGCCTTATGCTTGAAGATAAACCGTTGCTAAAAGGGGATGTTCAACCTAACTGGCTCAAATTTAATCCTTATGTTCACATACCATCAGGATATGGCAGCAGTCATTATGAGGGGAAACCTGAATATAAATATAGAAGCATCTTTCACGGCAAGAAGGATATGATTAAGCTCCAAACTCGCCTTCTGTCGCAGGTAGATGCTATTTCAGCGAGGTATGCTTGGCCTTGGTATGAATTAAAAGGTGATTTGGGGATAATACAATCGCTCTATGGTAAGAAAGGGCAGATGTTTGTCCCGAACCCTTTTGAAGCACAGATTTCCTCAAAAGAGTTTGACATTATTGAGCATCAGGGAACGCAACCTCCTACAGGACTGTTTCAACACCTAGGGATAGTATCCGCTCTGGCAGAAGCTCCGCCTATTCTAGGAGGGCAGAGACCTTCGGGGGTATATTCAGGATATGGAGAGGTTACATTACTTGCTACCGCCAAGCCGATATACAAAGACCCGTTCAAGAATCTGGAAGACGGGCTTTCGGTTTTAATGGGTATGGGAGCGAGAGTGTTCGAGAATGTCCTGAAATATAAACTCGCCATAAGAGGGAGTTTGTCTAAGGAAGAGAAGTTTTTAGAACCTGATAAGATTAGAGGGTATTACGACAACGAAGTTCATCTATTAGCCGAACCTCCCGAAGCGGCAGATATGAGAAAAACACTGGGGGCTAATTTATTTAAGTCGGGAGTCATTTCTGACTTATACAATAAGATTCACTATCAGGATATGACGATGGAAGAGGCTCTTGAGGAGCAGGCTCAACAGTTGGCAGAGAAGATACGGAACGACCCAAGAATCCTGACGATAATGGGACTTGACGCTATGAAACGATTGGGAATGGAAATAGCTCCCGAATTGTTACAAGCTATGCAAGGTGGTGGTATGTCAGCAGAAACTCCCACAGGGGCGGAATCTGTGAGAAGGTATCAGAGAACGATTCCGGGTGTTGAAGGGCAGACACTTCCACAAGAAGCGGAGGTAGGGCAGGTATGAACCAATTAACGAGAGCTTTAGAAATAAACTCTAAATTGTTCATTATGACTGACGAGATATTCAAAGAATGGGGCAAGATGCCCTACGGGATGGTGGAGGCAACACCAAAAGAACAGAGAGAGGAGTTCAATAAATTGACTCCTGAAAAGGTTATGGAGTTAGTGCAAACTCAAGGGGAAGATGCTGTGAACGAATATTTACAAAGAATGATGCAAGGGGGAAAATAAGATGCCATATGTATGTTATATACCAGGGGGAGGAGTAATACATGGTCCCTGTCCAACACCCAAATCGGGGGAACAGGTATGGGTTTCCGATGACACGGACAGAAGACTTCGCTGTGGCTATAACGCTTGGCAGTGGGAACAATTAGTGCCTGCACAAAAAGAAGCGGCAGTAAGATTAGCTACTCAAAAGGAATATGTTGAAAGTCATCCTAACGATTGGATTGCTCAATGGCTTTATAACAAGGGAGGTGAAGCTGTCAGTAGGAAGGAATCTCGTGCTGGTATGGGAGGGGCATTAACTGAACCAGAATGGATGGGGCAGGCAGGAGTAACTATGCAAGCACCACCTACGACCACAACACAGCAAGGATGGTTGACTGGTTTTAAGCCTGTAACGACAACAACTCCAGGCGAAACTACAGGATTGAGACCGTTAGGGGGACAGATGAATCTGACCTCTGACCAGATGGAGCAACTTATGTATTATCTGGCTTATGTTCAAAGTGGGGGTGCTGGAGTATTACCTCAACTTTCTTCAACTTCTCAAAATTTTCACGAGGCAAGCGAATATGGAAGTGATTATGGAAGTTTAAGCGTTCCAGGGCAGAAAGCAAGAAGAGAGGAAGTGGCAGGGGAACGGGGAGAGGAAGAAACTGGGATAGAAAGAAGAAGGGCTTTAGAGCAAGCACAATTTGCTGGGACACGAGGTGAAGCGTGGTTAAAAACGGTGGCGTATAAACTCCCCAACTGGTGGAATGATTTTCTTGGAATATCACAGGCTTTAATGCCTACAAAAACTGCACCAAAAGCCACAGCGAAACCAGCGTGGCAGAGATAGGAGGAATAAATGAGTCCAGTAAAAATTCGCAAAGTTGACGGGTATAAGGTTACACACGGAGGCAAGGTTTCAGCTAAATCTACCACAAAAGAGAAGGCTCAAAAACAGGCGAACCTTTTAAGAGGCGTGGCTCACGGCTGGAAACCTACTGGAAAACCAGCCCGTAAAAAGAAATAGGGATAATGCCAAATGTCGGCGATATTGCTAAAGGCAGGGATATAGGCAAATCCAATCCTAGAAACAAATATATATGGATTGCTTGCCCAGATTGTGGGAAGGAAAGATGGATTCCTTTTCTAAATGGCAAACCAGCATATATACGATGTCTTATTTGTGCAAATAGAGCAAATAGAGGACATATAACAAGTTCTGAGACTAGAATCAAACTAAGTGAGGCACGAAAAGGCAAAGATAATCCTAGTTGGAAAGGTGGAAGAACTAATAGCAATGGGTATATTTATGTTTGGCTTTCACCTGATGATTTTTTCTATCCTATGGTTAACCATGGTGGTTATATAATGGAACATCGTCTTGTAGTGGCTAAAAAGTTAGGTAGATGTTTAATGCCTTTTGAAGTAGTGCATCATAAGAATGGTATCAGGGATGATAACCGAAATGAGAATTTGGAATTATCTGGTTCATCAGGTGAACATATTAAGGAACATAATAAAGGTTATCAAGATGGTTATTTGAAGGGTTATCTTGATGGCAAGGAACAGAGGATTCAAGACTTAATGAAAGAAAATAAAGAACTTAAACAGCGAATAGAATTAGGAGTTTTATAATGGAGTGGTGGAAACTCACCTCGTGGGTATCGAAATCTGCGGGTCCTGCGGCTTCAGACGCTGCAACTGCATTGGCTGAAGGTCAACGTGCTAAAGAGAATCTTGAAGCAGAGCGTCAAAGGCAAGAAGAGCAGCGACAACAAGATATGGAAAGGACTCAGATTGCCCAACAGCAGGCTCAACAGGACTATGTCCTGAAGAAGATTGAGACAGACGCACAACGAAGGGCTCAAGCTCAATTAGAATCTTATGGCATACCTGCCACACCTGAAAATATAAAAAGTCAATATGAATCCAAGTTCAACTGGGCACAAAATTGGCTTCAAAAGCAAAATGCTTCAATGCGACAGAAGGCTCTTCAACAAGTCTTCCCTATTGGGAATATACCAACTTCTCTTAGTGTGAGTGATGCAGAGAAGGTTGAAGCTGGTGTAAATCAGCAATGGGCGATGTATTGGGCAGGACAGGGTAATTATGACAAAGCTAATGAGTATCTGAAAAAGGCTAATCAGATAGAGATATATGGTTTCCCCAAACTCGAAGTTGAGACTCCTAGAGTGTCGCCAACTATTGCACCTACAGAACCTTCTACCGGTGTGGCGATAGATTTAAGGGAAGCCATTGAAAAGCAGAAAGCTATGGGTATCCCATTGCCTCCCACGCCAGCGGTGAATGAGAAGGGCGAAGTTGATTTATCTCCTGGACAACGGAACATATTTTGGAGATTGGTGGGTGATGTCTATTGGTCAATGGATAGGAATGCAGCACAGATTAATGGGAAAGTTCCTGAAAGTAGAACTGAAAAAGAACAGACATTTCTTGATGCCTATAATAATAACCCTATAGGGAAAGGTGGTGGAACTGCAACTACCACACCAACACAAGACGAACTATATTCTGAAGCTAATTTAATGGCTACCTATGCTGACTTGCCGATGGGTCGTCAGATACTTGGCGAAGTAACGAACCCGATGTGGATTCTTGCATTCCTGATTCCAGGAGTTGCAGCGACAAGGTTAACAATGGGTGTTAAAGCAGCAGAAATGGCTGGACTTGGCACAAGAGCAGGTAGAGTCGCAGAAATAGGGCTGAAAACTGGTAGAGTAGGACTGTGGCCACTAGAGGCATTAGATAGGGCAGTTGAATGGCTGATTAAAGCTCCGTTCAAATATGTGGGTAAACTTATCACGAAGATAAAACCTACGGGTGTCACTCCTATGGCAAAACTAGATGCCCAGATAGTTTCTTATGATGCCAGAATTGCCGAGATTGATAGTCTATTAAGTAAGAAAGGCAGATTACCAGTAGGTGTTGGAACTCGCAAGGATTTAGGATTGGAAAGAGCGGAGTTGCAGGCTGCCAATGATATTGCTAAATCTATCAAGACTTCTGGTATAGAGGAAACAATAAAACAGGTTGAGACAAAAGTTACTGCAATGGGTAAAGTAGCAACAGATATTAACCAAGCTTTTCTTGACGAGATGAAGAAAGTCCCCAAAATAACAGAAACTATTCCAGCAAAGGAATTACACTTTAATCCCAAGAATTTGATTAGACCAACAGCCAAGACGATAGTCAGTGAAGCTGAAAAGGTTGTCAAGCGTTCTGCCATTGCACAAGAACTTTCAGATAGATTGGCTGTTAGTATCAGGCGAGGGCATTATCAGGGCAAGGCTAGTGGTATTTACAAGGTAAAGCGGGAGATTATCAGATTCAAAAAGGGGGATATACAGACAATCAGCCACGAGGTTGGGCATTTCTTGGATGAGAAGATACCTAACACTTTCTCCACAAAGATAAGTGGTCTTGAGACATCAACACTTCTAAAGGAATATGCTGGCAAAAAGACGGCAGGTGAGGCATTTTCAGAATTTGTAAGGTTTTATGTTACAGAGCCAACAAAAGCTAGACTTGAAGCACCAAAGTTCTATAAGTATTTTGAGAATACACTGGAATCCTTCCCAGAGGTAAGGGATGCCTTATTATCAGCACGGGGTGATTATGAACGTTGGCTACAAATGCCAGCAACCGCTAAAGTTTCCAGCCAAATATCGTTAGAGGAAGAAAAACTTGGAGTTGGCGAAAGAATGTCTGGCGGTATTCATAAATTTCTCACTGATGTCTCTGACGACTTGCACCCGTTGAAGCAATTTATGGATGTTGCCCGCAAAGAAGGTATGCAGTTTAACATTGAAGAAGACCCTTATGTTTGGGCAAGGTTACTTCGGGGGAATATGAGCAAAGCCAATCTATTCCTTGATAGTGGGACTTTTGGCAAGAAATTCTGGAAGGTTGTAGGTAATAAGGTCGTTCCAGACTTTAAGGGGAAGGGATTAACTCAAATACTCAAACCAATATCTCAACCTGGCAAATGGCAGGATTTTAATGCTTATCTTGTTTCCAGAAGGGCAATTGAGTTAGGTAAAAGGAATATTGCTACTGGGATACTTGAACAGGATGCCAAAATCGCTATCAGGGAGTTAGAAAGTAAATATCCTGACTTCCCCAAAGTGGCACAGGAGTTATATGGCTATCAGCGAGACCTATTAAAGTATGTTCAAGAGATGGGGCTGATAAGTGAGGACTTATTCAATAAGTTAGCAAAATACGAATACTATGTTCCTTTCCATCGGGTGATAGAAGGATTACAGGCTAAAGGATTTATGGGGAAGAAACTGGCAAGCATTGCATCTCCCCTAAAACGGATAAGAGGTTCTGAAAGAGAGATTGTAAATCCGTTGGAGTCTGTTATCAAGAATACACATACCTTAATAAGTGCTGCCGACAGGAATCAAGTTGGTATCCTTATGGCAAACCTTGCTGATAAAAACCCTGAACTCGCCAAGTTATTTGAGAAGATTCCTACACCAATGAGCAGGGTCGCACAAGTTACAGCCGATGACTTAGGTATTAAACTTGAAGGATTAACTGTTGAGGAAACCGAAAAGGTCTTTAATATCTTCCGCCCCTCAATGTTCAGTGAAAATAATATAGTAACGGTTTTAGTAGATGGTCAAAAACAGCATTTTATGGTTGACCCCGATTTATATAAAGGACTTCTGGCTCTTGACACTGAATCAGTAGGTATGATTGCCAAGATGCTGAGTTATCCTGCCAAGTGGTTGAGGGCAGGAGCAACATTAAGCCCAGACTTTGCATTGGCTAGAAATCCGATTAGAGATGTGATGACTGCCTTCTGCTATTCCAAGTATGGATTTATTCCGCCGATTGACTTTATAAAAGGATTGGCAAGTCTTTTACGTAAAGACAGTGATTATTTATTATACCGAGCATCTGGAGCAGACCACGCAATGATGGTATCTCTAGATAGAACATATTTAAGAAAATCCTTTGCTGAAATCGTGGAGGGCAAGAAATTCACGCAATATGTGAAAAACCCGATGGAGGCATTAAGAGCAGTAAGTGAATGGACAGAAAAATCCACCAGACTGGGCGAGTTTAAATTAGGATTGAAACAAGCTAAGGAACCTTTTGCACCTAGTATAGCATCCAGGGAAGTCTCATTAGATTTCTCGGAAATTGGAGCAAAAACCAGAGCTTTGAATAATATGATAGCCTTCTTTAATGCCAATATCAGAGGATGGGCTAGAATGGGTATGGCATTTAAGGAAGCACCATTGAGAACTAGCCTGAAGGTATTTACAGGGATTACCTTGCCTTCTATATTACTTTATACCCGTAATAGGAGTGACCCTAGATGGAAGGAAATTCCGCAATGGCAGAAGGATTTATTCTGGATTGTTATGACCGATGACACCATATATAGAATACCAAAGCCATTTGAGCTGGGGTTAATCTTTGGTTCGGGACCAGAGAGATTCCTTGAATACCTGGACAACAAAGACCCAAAGATGTTTGATGATTGGGTTGAGAATGCAGTGAGTGTTGGGAGTCCTGGCTTTTTGCCAACTGCTTTATTGCCAATCATCGAGGGAATGACAAATTATAGCTTCTTTTTAGGTAGACCAGTAGTTCCTGTTTCCAGGCAAGATTTGCCGAAGCAGATGCAATATACCGAATACACATCTGAAACCTCAAAACAAATAGGGGAATTATTGAATCTATCTCCAGCCAAGATTGATAATACAATAAATGGTTGGACTGGGGGATTGGGAAGGTATGCTGTGAGTGGGTTGGATGAGATTCTAAAGGGGACTGGTATTAGTCCCGATATACCAGAACCTTCATCCACGCTTGCTGATAGACCAGTAATTAAGGCTCTTGTTGTGCGTAACCCTTATGGCTCATCTGGCGAAAGTGTCAATAGATTTTATGAAACACTTGAAGAATATACGGGGAATGAGCAGGCACTGAAACAATATCTCCAGACTGGTAGCGATGATAAATATGAGAAATTTAAGTCTCAGCACCCTGAGTTATTGTTCCAATATGATTGGGAGACAGGAGATTTTTATTCTGCCTCAGCTAGATATTTACGGAGGGTTAGCAGGGATTTAGCAGAATTACGGAAGAAGGAAGATTTAATATATGCTGACCCTAATATATCACCAGAAGAAAAACGGCGATTGATTGACGAAATAGATAAGTTAAAGACTGAAATTGCTGTAGAAGCATTGGCGAATTTGGGTGAGTAACTAACCTTTATCGTTTAACTCTGCTCTGATGGCAGCATAAGAACAGAATATAAACAAAACTGCATACAATACTGACATAGCATCCATATTTTAATTCTATCACTTTTTAACCGTTTGTCAAGTCTACCCACCTTAAAGTTCTAATCGTTGGCATAACATTAAATTTTAAGGGGAAAATTCATAAGCAAGTTAACTGTTTAGGTCGATAGCAGTTTACTGATATTGGAAAAGCCTTTTAAAGGCGTAACCAAAAATGGAGGTTTTAATGGAAAACGAAGAAAAAGAGATAACGCCGGCGGAAACTCCAGCGGAGGAGACTCCAAAAGCGGAAACTCCATCAGAGGATTTACAAGCTCAACTCACTGTCGAAAAGGCAGAGAGAGAGCGTTTTGAGAACCTCTACAAAGACAGTCAAAGAAAAGAATCCAGAATAGCAGACCGAGAGCGTAAGCTGGATGTTCTCGATACCATTCCTGCACTAGCACAAAGGCTAGACTCTATAGAGGAATACAACGCAATGCAAGCTGATTACCTCGAAGAGATAAGAGGGACACAGGGCATTGAGCCACCTCAAAGGCGAAGTCATCTTGATGACCTCAAACAAAGGCGGGCTGAAAAACCAAAAGAGACAAAGCCTGAAGTCAAGCAAGACCCTGAAGAGTTAAAGGCTGCCGTATTAGCACAGGGGATAATCGAGGAGATGGGCTGGGATATGGAACATCCCGCTGTGAAAAAGACTTTGCATCTTGACAGTGCTGTTGAAGCATTAAAGATATTACGCAAGGAGCGGAAAACACAGACGGATAGGCAGATTGACGAAACTATCCAGCAAAAGCTCAAGGAATCTGGAGTAACAAAATCCGAGACTGGCGGGCCGAACGCTCCCAGTAGTACATTTGAGAGTGTTAGAGATGCCTACATAAAAGACCCTGATAACCCTGCAATCAGGGCTGCATATCTCAAGGTAAGACGAGAGCAGGGAATCTAAACGGGAGGAAAAAACATGGCTATTACCAAAACTTCAACCTTAGCGGATACTATCCCTACAGTTATAAGCGAAGCCAGGTTCATAGAGCAATTCAGGTCTGTGATGGCTGGTCTGGTCTGGAATATCCGCAAGGAACTTCACAAGGGTTCTACGGTAAATATTCCATACTGGGGAGTTGTCACCGCTAGTGCTCTTTCAGAGGGCGTTGACATGAGTTCACCGAGTACAATGGCAGACACCAATGTACCAATCACGCCAGCAGAGTACGGTTGTCAGATACTCTTAACCGACAAGCTAGTGCGTGACGACCAGGAGGATGTCAAGGCTGCCGCTGGTAGGATACTGGGCGATGCAATGGCTCTCTTGAGGGATACGACATTACTAGCGTTATTCGTAAGTGGCACACCTACTGTTTGTGCGACTACTACTACCCTTACAATGGGGCACCTGGCTGCTGCACAGGCGTTACTGCGAGGTAATGCTGTAAGTGCTGGTGGCCCTGCACCGCAACCTTATGTTGTAGTGCATCACCCTTATACCTTACTTGACCTAGTGGATGTAGTAACCCCATTAACACCGGGCATAGACCTGGCGGTTGCTAATACCAACATTTCCGTGTCACCTATCGGAACTTCTTTCACGGATGACATCATAAGAAACTATGGTATTGGCAGGCTGTTCGGGATGAACATCGTAGAAGATGGAAACATCATCATCGGAACGACACATGGTACTGCGGCTAATGATGCTGTTGGTGGCATCTTCTCTGCTGGCAAGGGTGGAAGCATTATCCTGGTAACTGCTAAAGACTGGGATGTTGTACCAGAGTATGACGCTTCACTGCGAGCCACAGAGCTGAACATTGTTGGTGAGTATGGCGCTGCCAACTACCTTAACGCTTGGGTTGTTAAGTGTATGGCAGACGCTGCTACACCTGCGTAAGTTTAAGAGTTTGGGCGGTTCTCTCGTAAAAACCGCTAATACTTCAAGGAGGTAAACAGTATGTTTCCATATATGAGCCCACAGACATTGGTTATCGGGCCATTTACCCTCACGAATGTCTTAGCTACTACAGACCAGCAAGCGGTTTATAAGTGGCGTGAAGCTGGAGAGATTGTTGCTGCTCAGGTGGTTATGCAGACAGGACTCACTGGCAATACCACTAACTACAAACAGTTTAAGCTGGTAAATATGACCAATATGTCAGCAATCACGAATGTTGGCGTATTGAATTGTATTGATTCTGTAAACACGGTTACTGGTGTGCCAATAGCTCTGACTGAGACCCAATACACATTTGCCAAAGACGATGTATTAGGTATCAACATAGGTGGTGGTGGTGCTCCTGGTGACCTTGATGCTGGGTATTTTATCGTAGACTATGTTTACGGTAATCCTGCATCAGAAGGCTAATAAATAGGGGGAGTTTATTCTCCCCCTATCTTTCTTGAAAGGAATTATGGATTTTATTTTATACACTTGCTCGGCTGGGACTGTAACAGATATGACTATTACCTGTGTGAATGCCCTATATCAGGAAAACAACCATAAATTTGATTGGTCATTTATATCAGGGGATGCACTGATAGCAAGGTCAAGATGTCGTGCCTGTTATGACTTCCTTACTCAAAAGAATGCTCCCTATATGATATTCCTTGATGGAGACATTTGTTTCAAACCAGAGGACATAGAAAAGCTATTACTGGCATTACAGCAAGGATATTCCGTTGTTGGTGGGTTGTATGCTGTTTCTGGGGCGAGTTTTCTGGCGAGCCATAATCTAAACAGACCATTAAACATCAATGGGGGCATACAGGAAATTGATTATCTTGCAACAGGGTTTATGGGAATATCAAGGGCAATTCTTGAAAAGATGATAGAGGAACTTGACCTGCCATTCTTGCATCCAGGCAATGAGTTTGAGTGCTACCCGTTCTTTGAGAGCGGGGCGGATGTTGAGAAAAAGGTGTATCTCTCTGAGGACTATGATTTCTGTAATAAAGTAAGGGCAAGCGGGCAGAAGGTTTATGCTCATACCGGCATACAGCTAGGGCACGAGAAGAAGAGGAT